GAACGCGGCAAGCTGGCGCGCAAAGTCGGTACCGCGCTGCGCCGGGCACAGCAGCAGCGCATCGCAACGCAGAAAAACCCCGATGGCACACCCTACGCGGCGCGCCGTGCCGCGCCCCTGCGTCGGGCCAAGGCCGGACGCATCAAGCGCGGCGCAATGTTCGCCAAGATCCGGCAGGCGCGGCACCTTCGTGTACGTGTGACCCCCAATGAGGTGGCTGTCGGCTTCACCGGCCGCGTATCGCGCATTGCACTGATCCATCAGGAGGGCCGCAGCGATGCGGTCAGCAAGGGCGGGCCCCGCGTTACCTATGCACGTCGGCGCCTGCTGGGCTTCTCGCCCGCCGATGAACAGCTGGTGCGCGATCTGATCCTCGACCATCTGGACGGTCTGTAGCGTAATCCCCCGCCCTACACGGCGTAGCCGTTGGCCACGCGCGCGCGCGATGGGATGCTGAAACGCATCCCCGAATCGGCGCTGTCGTGTCCACATTTACCGCCATCGAAGTCGACAAGCTGCCGGCGCCCGACATCTTCGAGCAGCGCTCGTTTGAGTCGATCTACGCCGAGCGTCTGGCTGAGTTCCGCCGCCTTTGCCCGGAGTACACCGCCGTTGTCGAATCCGACCCGGTGGTGAAGATCCTGCAGGCCAGCGCGTACCGAGAGGTGCTGCTGCGCGAGCAGTTCAACCAGCGCGCTCGCGGCCTCCTTCTTCCGTACTCCCAACGCGGCGACCTCGACAACCTGGCGGTGCCGTACGGGGTTCAGCGAAAGCTACTGACCCCCGCAGATCCCGAGACGGGCACACCGGCGGCCTACGAAAGCGATTCAGACTTCCGACGCCGCATCCAGCTGGCGCCTGAGGGCCTGTCGGTTGCTGGCCCCGAAGGGGCCTACATCTTCCACACCCTTTCGGCCGACGTGGCCGTACTCGACGCCAGCGTGGCCAGCCCTTCGCCCGGCGAAGTCGTAGTGACCGTGCTTTCACGGGAGGGCGATGGCACGCCCTCTGGGCAGCTGCTGGCTGCGGTGGAATCGGCCCTGCTCAACGGGAACGTGCGCCCTCTCACCGACCATGTGACTGTGGCGGCAGCCACCATTGAGCCGTACGAGGTGCGCGCGCAGCTGACCACCTTCAACGGACCTGACAGCGCCCTGGTCATTGCCGAGGCCAACCGCCGCATGCGGCTTTTCCTGAGCCAGTCGCAGCGGCTGGGCCGTGACGTTCCTCTCTCGGCGCTGTATTCGGCCCTGCATGTAGAGGGCGTGCAGCGCGTGCAGCTGGACAGTCCCGCCGCAGATATCACGGTCAGTCCGCAGAGCGCGGCGTACTGCACCGCTGTGGTGATCGAACACGTGGGCACCAATGACTGAGGTGCGCACCCTGCTGCCCCCCAATGCCACCGCGCTGGAACGGGCCGTGGAAGGCGCCGATGCGCAGCTGATGGGCATCCCAATGGTTCACCACCTGCTGTGGAACCCGTGGACGTGCCCGGCGGAGTTTCTGCCGTTCCTGGCGTGGACGGTGTCGGTGGACACCTGGGACAGCGAGTGGCCGGAACAGATCAAGCGCGCCCGCATCGCCAGCTCGTTCCAGATCCAGCGGCACAAGGGCACCGCGCAGAGCATTGCCGACGTGGTGGCCAGCTTCGGCGGACAGGTGCAGCTGCGGGAGTGGTGGCAGATGGACCCGCCCGGCCAGCCCCACACCTTCGAGCTGCTGCTGACCCTCAGCGGTCAAGGTGGGCAAGACGCTACCGCCGACTTTATCGACCAGGTGATGGCTGCAGTGGACCGCGCCAAGCCCGTACGTTCGCACTACTCCTTCACTCAGGGCATCAACGCCGAGGGCGCCATCGGCGTCCTGGGCGTGGCCCGCGTGCTTACCTCTACCCGCCTGCAGCTGGCCGCCAGCGAACCGTAGGACATACCCATGCCCATCCCCCAGATCACCATTACGCCGGCAGGCTTTGCCGCCATCGTCAACGCAGAGAACACGGGTACCGCGCCGGTCAAGGTCACACAGGTCGGCTTGACTGCTCAGCACTTCGATGTGGGCACCGTGGGCGCATCCGTGCCGGCGGAGTTCAAGCGCCTGACCACCTTCGGTGGTAAGGCCGTTGCTGACGACACGCTGCACCTGAACGTGCGCGACGACGGTACTGACACCTACACGCTGCGCGGCTTTGGCCTGTACCTGCAGGACGGCACGCTGTTTGCCGTCTATTCGCAGTCCACGCCCGTCATGGAAAAGGCAGCGGCCGCAACCCTGTTGCTGGCCACGGACATTCGGTTCGCCAAGATCAACGCCACCAGCATCGAGGTCGGCGATATCGACTTCATCAATCCGCCGGCGACGACCACGCAGATGGGTGTAGTGCGGTTGTCCACCGAGCAGGAGGCGGACGCCGGCAGCGATCACGTCACGGCGATCACCCCGCGCGGCCTGGCCCGATACATCAACAACCGCTTCGGCACCGGGGCGCCTTCCACCTTCGTCAAGACGCTGCTCGGCTTGGCCACCGCTGCCATGTTCCGCGTCGAGCTGGGCCTGAAGTCCGCTGCGCTGCGCGATGAGGGCCATGGGAACGGCCTCAACGCGGACCTGCTCGACGGCGCGCACGGCGATTACTACCTGGACTGGAAGAATTTCACCGGCGTGCCGAACAGGTTCACGCCGGCTCCCCACACGCATCCCATCGACGAGGTCGACGGCCTGCAGCCCGCGCTCGACGGCAAAGCCAACCGTGCCGGAGAGACCTTCACCGGGCCACTGGCGGTGAATGGGGCCATGCTGCGTTCTTACGGATGGAACGGCGTAGCCAGTAACGGAATCCTGGTGCTGGGTGATACCGGCTCCTCCGTCGTTAAAAACGGGGCTTACTTCGACTTCACCAACTCGGCGGGCGGGTATACCGCCACCCTTTCGGCCGGCGGCACCATCTGGACCAGCGGCAACTTTGACCCTGCCAAGAAGCTGAACAAAGCCGGCGATACGATGACGGGTGACTTGACCACCGTCGGTCTTCGTGTCGGCTATCCCGGCAACGCTGTTTGCCGCGTCTTCAGTTCCGCCGGCGTCGTCTACTGGGACAGCCGCAGCAGCTATGATGGCGCGCTGCCCGACGCCACCGCCTACTACCGCGCTGTTTCACACGAATTCCGCAATTCGTCAGGCAATCGCGTTGTGCTTATCAATGGCAGCGGCGGGATCTACGCCAGTCTCTTTGCTGGGGCGCAAGCCTTCATCGGTGGCGACCAAAACACCCAAGGGACGCAGATTTTCTGGAACGCTGCTGGCGAAACGAACGGTTACGGTTGCTCTGAGTACATCTGCAACTATGGCGGCGGCACTGGCGGGCACCACTTCTACGTCAGGCCTAGCGCAAGCGCCGGACTCGCTCGCGTCATGGGTGTTGGCCGCAACGGAGCGCTGTGGACGGCCGGCGGCTTCGACTTCGGCTCATCGCGCAAACTCAAAGACGTTGACGGCCCGATGCCCTATGGCCTTGCGGAGGTCCGTCGCATTGCGACCCTGATTGGCCGATACAAGCCGGAGTACAACCCAGACGGACGCAAACGTCTGTTCTTCGACGCAGAGCAGTTCGCCACCGTCATGCCGGAAGCTGTTGATGCTGAGAGCATCGAGTTCGGTGGCGAGCGAGTTGCATCCATGAAGCTGGATCAGGTGATGCCACCGGCATACCGAGCCATTGCTCAACTCGCCGACCTGGTGGACGAACTGCTCGCGGAAGTCGCCGCTCTCAAGGAGCGCTGCTGACATGGCGAGCGGATATCGAAGCGGCGGCGTGGACTTCGACGACCTGTTCGACGCCGATGTGATGGGCGATGGCCCGACTGCCAGCGGATACCGGCAGAGCGGGCAGCCTTTGCGCTATGCCCACATCCAGTACGGGCAGAAGCGCGGCGATGTGGGCTATCGCTCCGGCGGCGTCGACGTATCGAACCTGTGGGCTGCAAAGGGCACAGCAACCTACGTGCTGCCGTTTCACGGCAAGGGCTTCTCCGCGCACAACCAGTCCGACACCAACGCGCAGGGCAACAGCTCGGCGCAGGTGGAGCTGCGCATCAACGCCGATGGCGCCTACGAGGTCTGGGTGTCGACCAACGGCGGCGGCAATAACTCCAGCCGTGTGGCTGAGCGCGGGATGTGGCTGCGCAACGGCGGCGCTGGCGAGTACGACGTGCGCTTCGAGTTCGCAAACGCCGGCGCGGCGAACGTTGGCAGTACGGCGCCGGACTGGCGCAATGCCAGCGCTTCGCAGTCGTGCTCGGCCCAGGTCAGCGTGCCCAGCGCTTCGGGCCAGAATGTGCGCGCGGACGTGGAGTTCCACTGCCTCATGCGAAGGGCCGGCGGGAACGTCAGCCGTTCCATCATGGTGGCCAGCGTAGGCGCGGCCGGCTGGTGGTAACCGCAGCTTTGTAGCGCGTCGATCTACGCGTGCCATTACGTGCGCGCGCGAGAGGCACGGCACAACATGGGCGCATGGATAGCGCCCAGCCCCAACAGATCAACAACCTGCTGCGCCATGGCGTGGTGACGACGGTCGATCATGCGCGTGCGCTGTGTCGTGTCCGCACGGGCGAGGCCCATACCGACTACATCCCATGGCTGGCATCCGCCGCCGGCACGCTCGCGGTGTGGGCACCGCCGAGCGTCGGCGAGCAGGTGACGCTGGTGTGCAGCGACGGCGACCTGGCCAATGCGGTCGCCCTGCGCGGCCTGTACTGCGATCACTACCCCGCCCCGTCCGACAATGCGGATCTTGTCATGGTCAAGTTCAGTGATGGCGCTGTCATCAGCTACGACAGCGCGTCACATGCGCTCGCAGCCATCCTGCCCAGCGGTGGCATTGCCACGATCACCGCAGATGGTGGCGTGACGATCAACGGGCCGGTCACCATCAACGGCGATACCAGCATCACCGGCCAGGTCACCATCAACGGCAAGGCTGAGGCTTCCGAGGACGTTGTGGGCGGCGGCATCAGCCTCAAGCAGCATAAGCACGGCGCGGTGCAGCCGGGCAGCGGCACGTCGGGACCGCCGGCATGATCGGCATGGACGGTCAGGCAGGCAGTTTCAAGGACGACACCGCGCATCTGCGGCAGTCCATTGCCGACATTCTCACTACTCCCATCGGCTCGCGCATCCAGCGCCGCGACTACGGCTCGCTGCTGCCGGAGCTGATCGACCAGCCGTTCAACGAAGCCACGCGGTTGCGCCTGTATGGCGCTACTGCAACGGCGCTGATGCGTTGGGAGCCGCGCCTGCGCCTCAGCCGCATCACCCTCTCGCGTGGTCAGGAGCCAGGCACGTTCGTGCTGGATCTGGATGGCCAGCGCACGGTGCCCGCCGGCGCCTCCAGCACCACCCGTCTCTCTGTCCCGCTTCGCTTCCGCACCCCATAACCGCAGGAGTTCCCTCATGGCCACCGACTACCACCACGGCGTACGCGTCATCGAAATCAATGGCGGCGTGCGTCCGATTCGCACTGTTGCCACCGCTGTTGTCGGC